CGGCGCTTTCACCAGGGAAAGCGCCGTTTCTTTACTGCAATTTGGTAGGCCGTGCGGGATTCGAACCTGCGACCAACGGATTAAAAGTCCGCTGCTCTTGGACGCACTGTCAATAAAATCAATGAATTGATCGTATCTAGCCGTGCCAAATCCGGTCACAACCGTTAGAAAACGGGGCATCCCGGCACCAGTTGGACACGGTTTGGTCACACGAAATGGCTGCATTTGATTTGGGCACCGAAAATAGGCAAAATGGTGTTTCAGGCCTGCGCCGCTACTTTCCATTCGAGTATGCGCATCGCGCCTGTCAGCACTGCGGCGAACCTCAGTCGCCCTCCTGGTCAACGTGGCCGTAAGCCATATCTCCGCCAATCCCGAAGGCCGCCGCGTAGGCTTCCTCGATATCGAGGAAGCCACCCTTTGGATGGCCGACCTGAAGCGCGCGCCAAGGCTCTTCCGCCCCATCCGCCATGAATCTGCGCAAGCGAACATGCGGAATCCATCCCGTTGCTGAACGGGTAGCGCAAACCTCAATCTCGCGCTCGTTGATGGTGTCTCGGCGGATGGCCAGGCCAAGTTCGGGATCTGGGAAGGTGGGCAGCAGGTCCGCAAGCTTTTTAGGCATCGGGGATTTCCTTTGCCTTGCGCGGCGGCGCCGGGCGGGCCTCGGCGACCAGCAGCTCGGCCGGGTACAACTGCAAAAACTCGCGGGTGTCAGCCGCCGGCGCCGTCAGCCAGTCGGCGTAGCGCTCCGGTGGCAGGATCACCACCATGCGCTTCTCGTCGTCCGGCTTGTGCATGTTCTGCATGATAGGGTGGCCGGCGGCGTTGATCGTGAGCATGGTGAAGCTGTAGACCTCTGGGCCGCCCGCCGGCGGCTTCCACCAGGCCCACAGGCCGGCGATGCCCAGCGGCTCACCATCAGCCGCCGCGATCCGGGTGGGTATAGCCTTGCCGGTGCGCCAGTCGGGCTCGTAGATGGCGTCCGCCGGGATGATGCAGTGGCGCGCTGCCTTCCAGGCATCGCGAAAGCTCGGCTTCTCGTGCGCGGTTTCGGACCGAGCATTGAAGGTCTGCCGGCCGATCTTATCGTCTTTGGCCCAGTGGGGAATCAGCCCGAAGCGGCCAAGCTCAATCTCTCGATCCGGCACCGCCTCGTCGCCGGTGTCCATATCGGCCTCGCGCGGGCGGCGAATGAACATGGCCTCGTACAGCGGCCAGACATCATCCTTGCCGTACAGGGTGGGTACGTCCACCCGGAAGCGGCGCTTCATCGCCTCCTTTTTTCGGACCTGTTCGTAGTGGCTGCACATGCTGGAATTCTACCTCACGCAAAATACTGTATAAAATACCAGCCATGAAAGCCAAGGTAAAAGCGCGCTGCCAGGAAGGCTGGCCGCTCCCCCAATTCCAGCGCGGACGGGCCAAGGAAGGCTATCTGATTCGCGATGAGGTGAATACCGACAATCTCGGCCGCGTGAAGCGCGTGCGCCTGGTCGATGACGCTGGGCAGCCATTGCTCGAGCAAATCATCTGCGCGCGCGAAACCCACATTGATGGGGATGAGTGGCGGATCGATGGCTTCGAGCTATGGCAGGAAAACCATCCGAGATACATGCTGCAGATGTGGGAAGTTTGGGTCACCGACTATGCCCTAGCCTACGTGCAGCCGGCGCCCGAATGGCCGAAGCATGTCGTGCTCTACGACTTCATCCACCAGGACGAGGACGGCGTGCTGTGCCGCACGCGGCGACCCATCACCGAGGAAGAAGGCGCGAAGCTTTTCAAGTCGCGGCGAGTTGATGACTCACGAACCGTGGTCGCAGTAGAACGGAACGGCGATACGATTGTGGTCGACGCGCCATGGATGGAGCCGGAGCCAGGGGTTTGATCGGGCGTGGCTCTGTATAATCGACGCCGTGAAAAAAATTATTAAAAATGCGCTGCATGCTCTAGGGATAGACATCGTTCGCTGGCGGCCGCCTTCCCCGCCTGCGAATCTCCCGCAAGCGAATATGCTGGGCCGACAGCAAATGATCGACTTGCTGCGCCAGCGCCCATATTGGGGCGACAAGCAGCAGGCCTTTGGGCACTTCACCAACAGCGCGGAACATGCGGCTTGGCTTGACCGCCGCAACAGCGCGGGTATCATGCCGCCAGTTGCGGCAGAGTTGGAGCACCCTGGCCGAATCAACTATGGCTGCGGAAACACCTTCCTCGAGGGCTGGCTGAACGTGGACCTGAGCCCGGAAGAGCGGCCGGGCTACGCGTGTGTCAACCTGTTGGAGCGGCATCCATTCCGATCCAATTCGGTGCAGATCGCGTATTCCGAGGACATGATCGAGCACATGACGCAGGCCGAGTCGATCTTCGTGCTCAGCGAGATGTATCGGGCGCTGGCGCCGGGCGGGATTTTGCGCCTATCGTTTCCCTGCCTTGAGGGAGTACTCGAGAAGCACTACCTGCCCGCGCAGGTGATGGTTGGCGAGATCGAGGCTTACGAAATTTGGGATCACATCCATTTTTATTCGAAAGAGGAGCTGCGGCTTGTCGCTAAGCATGTCGGTTTCCGCGACTTCAAGCACGTTGAATACGGCCAATCCGAACATCTGGAACTGCGCGGGCGGGAGACCCGCGACACGCAGATCGGCCTCAATCTCTATGTCGAAATGACGAAGTAAGTAGGGAGTTTGGTAAAACAGGCTGATGCACCCCGGCATTGCGCCGGGGTTTGATACAGAACCGCGCTTGTTCAGGTCGTCGCCGGCGTGAAGTCGGCGTAATACTCCTCGCCCGCTTTGAAGCCGCCCCACAGAGCCGGATTGGCGACAGTGAACGACATGTCGACCTGCGGCGAGAATTTGGCGAAGGTGTTGTTTTCGTCGCTGCCGTCGTCCGGATATTTCCCGGCGGGAACGCCGGTGAAGGTCAGCTTCTCCGCCGACTTGGTGCCATTGACACCGTAGTTCTGATCCTCGACACCGGTCACCCGTACTTTTGCTCGCATTTTTTCCACGTAAATCTCCTTGCGCATCAACGGCTGCGCGTGCCGAATAGAGTTCAGTCGTAACTTTTGTAAAAATCGGGCCCCTCCGGAAAAATATGGGGCGTGACCAGGGTGTTATCTTCCTCAAGCGTCTCGGCGCAGCTCCTGTGCACCGTGCGATAGGCGCCCTGCACGTAGACGATTTCAAAGACCAAATTCCCGCCGACGACCGCCAGCGCGCTGCGGCAGTGCCAGCAGAAGGTTGGGCTGCTCATGCTGACGTCAGCTATTGCGCGATCTGCGGGGGCAACTGCAGTACCCCCTGTTGGTACAACGCGATGTGGTGATCCCGCAGCGGTTCGATGTCGTCATCCGCCGGCGCCGCGTCGACTGTGATCCAGGCGTCTTCGGTATGCTCCCATGGGAAAAACGGGATTGGGATCGGCACCAGCGGTACCGGGTCGTTGCGATTCCGGTAACTGACGTGCGGGACACCCGTCTTTTCGATCAGCCGGCGGAGATTGATGAACCCCGGCCGCGGCGCGCCGAAAGTCACCACCCGGGCGAGCGGCAAGCGCGCGGCGATCGCCAAGCCGGCGAATATCCGGGCGCGGGCGCCGCCGAGCGAGTGCCCGGTGACAAGAATGGGCTTTGTACCCAGCAGCGGCTCGATCGCCGCGAAGGCCGCGCGCATGCCCTCGTAGAAACCGCGATGGACAAACCCGATGTCATTGTCGAAAACCGGGAGCGCGTTGAAGTCGTCGAGCCAGTCCTCGCGGGAGAGGCTGCCGCGAAAGCACACGACCATCGTGCCAGCGACCTCCGCCACCGAGAAGACAATCCCCTGGACCTCATAGGTGCCTGGGGCGCCGGCCGGCGCGTCGTAGAGGTCCGCGCAGACCTTGGCGAGATCCGCGTCGCTCACGGCAGTGGCAGAAGCTTGGCGCCAGCGCTGATCACACCCAGACGCAGCAAAGTCGCCTGGGCGTCGAGGACCACCGGCGCGCAGGCAATATGCACGTCCTGCGGCACACCCGCTGCGAAGGTATTGACCTTCGTGCGCGCGACCTCGAAGGCACTGAAGACGCCGGCGACGGCCGGCTGCGCGGGCGCCTCGCCCAGATGCTTTTTCAGGGCGGTATAGCAGGCGGCGCCGATGGTGTCACCATTGGCGGTGGCGATCCCGACCGCGGCATCCAGGTCAGCGCCGGTGATCGAAGAGACCGACTGCGCGGCGGCCTCCGGGGTGGGGGTCGACTGTGCGGATGCGCAGGCGGTGAGGCACATCGAGGCGGCGACCAGCGCCGAGGCGAGCAAGAGCTTGAATTTCATTTTGGATCCTTGGGAAGTTGGCGTTTCAGCCGCAGGAAGACTCCGACGAGGAAGGCCGCCGCGGCTATGTGCGGTCTCCAGGAGACGGGGATGTAGGCGATGATCTGGTCGCCGTAAGCGGCGTAGACCTCGCAGCCAAAGGCGCAAATCAGCGGCCAGCGAACCGACCACCAGTTCACGGCCTCGCGAGCGTTCGCGACCATCCAGCGCGCCCACCAGGGGGCATCGGATGGCAGCGTGGTGACGGGCGGTACCGGCGCAGCGGCCGGTACGAGATCAGGGGTTTGCGAGTCCATCGGGTTTCTCCATATGCAAGGCCTGCAGTGCGCGCTCGACGACGTCGCTGGTGATGTTGGCGGCGGGGTTATCGCTCGATGGCGGCGGTGCCGGTGCCTGCGGCGGCTCGGCCGCCGCGATACCCAGGGCGGCGCGCGCAGCCTTCCAGAGCGCCAGACGGTCGGCATAGCCGTTCGAGTCGCCGATCGCGACGGTCTTGCGCCCCCGATTGACCAGGTCGCATACACCGTCGAAGTCATCGGCATCCGCCGGCGCGTTCAGGTGATGGACGCCCCAAAACCAACCTGCGGAGCGCATGCCATCCAGGGGCACGCAAAGCGTCCGCGGGTCGCGCAGGAATATTTCGGGGTCATCCGGATGCAGCGCGACGCCGCATGCGGCATGGTTGTCGAAGCCGGTGATCTGGAATGGCCCATGACCCTTGAAGTACGGACCAGGATTGCCGCGGCTCCATTTCAGGGCTTCCGGCTTCGTGTTGCCGAGGTCAGCGCGGCCGTTGTAGGCGACACCGCTGGCAATCTCTTCCATGTAGACCAACCGCGCGGACTCGTGGCCGACCTGCGCAAGGAAGGCGGCAAGGCGCTTCGACGTGTCGATCTTGGCTTCGGCAATGGTGATATTGAACGGTTCGACGAACAAGGCCAGCCGCGCCGGCGAAGTCGTAGGGAAGATGCGACGCAGCAAATCTTGTGTCAGCATGGAAGTCCAAAAGAAAAGGCCGCCCATGGGCGGCCTGGTTAAGCGGGCGAATCGGTCAACGGCCCGGCTGCGGCACCACGGCGATCGGCTGGCGCTCCAGCAATCTGTCCAGCTTGTCATTCAATTTCGACAGGCCGGCGTCGATGTGGTCGCGCGTGCGCTGCGCCTCATCGTCCTGACGCTTGTCGGTCGCCTGCTGCGCAACGTTCGTCGTCTCGAGAATTTGCGTTCGGTTGTCGAGGTTGTGATAGGCGCCGAACAGCGCCGACGTGGCGATGACGATGGTTACGATGTCGGTGATGCTCACTTCTTTGTTCAGCCTGAAGCGGGTGCCTTGATCGGGTTCCTCCGGCTTTTTGGCTACCATGTCACCCCCGCGACTTGCTCTACCGTGGTAGCAGCGAGAACCGCATTCTTTTTCGCATCGAGGTGATCGAAGGCGGCAAACCCCTGATCGCCCATCACCTTGGCCAGGCCGGCCATGTCGGCGATGGTGAAAGGCACTCGGCTGTTGTCCGAGGACTTCCAGTAAAAGCCGGCCGGCAGTGATTCCTGCGTCGGATAGGCCGCGCGCATGTACGCCAGGTTGTTGACGCTCGTTGGGTCTGCCTGGTACGTCTTCGTCACGCCCGCAGAGGTTGTGAAAGACACTGGCTGGGCAATGGCCGCGGCATAGGCTGCCGTGAGGTCACTCATCTTTTGCAATTGCGCTTGCGCGAGTGTGATGACGGCCTCTTCCGGGGCAGAGACTTCGGCGCTCCCGGTGGGCAGGAGGGATTGACCGCCGTTTGCAATGTCTTCGTCGGACAAAAAATGCAAACCGCCTTCTGGGTCTCGAAAATTGGGCATGATGATCCTTTAGCGCAGTTCGTAAAAAGCGGTAGACGCTGCATTGGAAATCGTTATCAAATAACTCTTGCCAGGCGGCACAATGACGAATCCGCTTCCGCTGCCAGCCTGAGACGAGTTACCGCCAGCGCCCAGCCCAAGCATCACGCCATCAACCGTCGCCGTGATGCTGCCTACTGCGGAGCCGCTCGAGCTGATGTTGCCGTTGATGGCTATCGGCTTTCCGGTCGTGTTGTAGTAGGTCGTGCCGGACGTCCGCGTCACGACCTGCCAGACCTGCCCATACCCAAGGCTCGACAGCGCCGCGAGAGCCTGGCCGCCTACCGGTTGCACAACCGTAGGCGTCGACCATCCCGTTCCGGTGGTGAACACCACGTCAGCGAAGCCTGTGACGCGATAAGGCGAATTCGCCGCAACCGCGCTTTGGGAATAAATGACCCCCGCTGAATTGGAAGATGCGCCGACGGTCGTCGGGCTGATGAGCCCCGTTTCATCGAGAGAGACGCCGCCAGCGATGTTCACGGCGCAGGCCACGGGCGTTCCACCGTTATAGGCCGTCAGGAAGACGATACGGTTGACCTGCCCGGTGAGGACCATACCGAGATTCGACGTAGCCGGCAGATTGAAGGTCAAGGCCGCATTGGCCTGGGTCACCGGCGCCCCGCTGGCCAGGGTCGGGTTACGATAGTCCAGAACGTTTGCAGCCAATGTGGCTGTCAGCGCATTCGATGCCTGGGTGACGGTCAGCGACTGCAACTGGTGAGGTTGGTTGCTGCTCACCCCGAATGCAGGGTTCGCCAGCACCCACTGGTCGAACGTGGCGTCATATTCCAGGGTCAGCCAGTGACCGGCACCCGCGATGTCTCCCGAAATCAGCGCAGCACCCGCACCCTTGACGATCGTTTTTCCTGCATACGTCGGATTGGCGATGGTGTTCGCGCCGATCGCCCGTACATAGACCGGTGCGCCCGCGAACGCCGCGTTCAGGGTCGGCAGCGTGATCGATGACGTCATCACATTTGCCGACCCCGTGGGGAGGACGTCGACGTATTTTCCCAGGGCGCTCAGGAAAGCCGCCAGGTCCACCCAGTTCGCACCGCCCGAATCCGGGTTCGTAGCGTTGTTGTCGGCGGTCGAAACCCAGTAGCCGGCGCCGGTGGCCTTCAGGAGCAGGGCGCCTTTGGCATAGCCGCCGATCGCGGCCGAAAAAGTGGAGTCATAGGCGTAGACCGCACCCGACTGAAGCGATTGGAGGGCGTTCGCAAGGGCGAAGAGAACACCATTCATGTCCGCGCCAAAAGGCGGGATACCACCGGCCGACACCGGGGTCATCGTGATCGACGGGAAGCCCGTATCGTTTGCCGCATTCGCAGGCGTGGGTACGCTGGAATGGTTATCGGGGATCGTGTTTTTCGTCCCCGAAGAGGCGAAAATTACCTTGATCAGCGAGGCAAGGCCACTGAGTTGCATGGAAGACCTTTCAAAACAAAAAGCCCGCACGCGGCGGGCTCAATAGGGCAATCGGAAATCAGGTGGCGTCTTCGAGCCCGGAGGCGGGGAAGAACGTGCCGACGTTGAATGGCGCGAAAGAATCGGCTTCGGCGAAACCGAAGGTAAGGCCGGGGTTCAATTGCTCGATCCGAACCTCGACGCCAGAGGGGCGGGGAATCGCCCCGCTATTGAGGAGAATCGCGAGTTCGACGTTCGTGAGGAAGAATTCGAAAACGAAGGTCAATTCCATCGTCCCGGTCTTCTGCACGTAGGCGCGGCCGCGCGCTCCAAACTGGAATCGCAGCAGCAGGTTGATGCCTGGTATCGTGCCGTTGGTGATGTTCGACATCGCCTTGAGCAGAATCAACTGCCGGTACTGCTCATTTGGCAGGGAATAGACCTGGGTGGCGTTGTCGGCGCTATTGAACGTCCCGGTACCGAAAGGGGTGGGGTCGGTCGGCGACACCCCTGTATAGGCCTCGTGAAAGCCGAAGAATTGCAGCTCGGGGATGACTTGGAGGAGTCGGGAAACCCCGACTATCTTTCCCCAGACGTCCAGCCCGTAGGTGTTGGCCGAAAGCACGTTCCATATCTGTTCGTAGAACGCGTCGATATCAGCGGTTGGGTCGAGCGCGTCGTTGAACGACTCGATCATCCCCATGATCGTCGGCGAGTTCCCGTACTGGGCCTCGATGGTGTCGAGCCAGTTTTCCATCAGACCAGGGCAACCCCGATATTTGCGGTACCGGTGGTCGGGATTTGATCGATGCCCACGGTGACGGAGGTATGGGTCCTGTCGCCTGTGGAGAGGCCAACCAGGAGGCTCACGATGTTTACGTTCTCGTCGACGGCCGCCACCGCCGCGTAGAATTTGCTGGCGAATACCGTGGAACCGATGCGCGCGCGCTGGCCGCCGGTCTGGCCATTGAAGACCGAGAGGATGGCGTCCTGCACCAGGGTGATGATGTTTGCCGGCAGATTCGGGTTGCTGCTGATCTGCACGGCAAACCAGATCGGCGTCGCGGTGGCGGTCGTCCACGCGATGACATAGCTCGGCTGCGGAACTTCGTAGTTGGTGTCGACAACGGTGTGCGTGGTGGTCCCGTTGAAATCGCAGCCGCCGGACGTGTTGTTCCAGATCGCCTCTGCGATATCCGCTGCCTGGCCGCCGCTGACGCAGACGTACAAGGAATGCGGCCCGATGACGACGCTGGTCGAGCCTTTCGTTACCGAGGTGTTCTTGCCGTTGTCGAAGACATAGGCGTCGACGACCCCGGGCACCACGTTCTGGTCGAGGAGTGCGCCGAGAACTGCGCCATTGACGTTGACACTGTTCTTTGCCACCGAATTGCGGCGCTTCCACTCGAAGTCCGCTCGGTTTTCGATATTGCGGCCCACAACCCCGTCGGCGGCGTTCGAAATGCGGTCCCAGCCGGGGATCGCGCTTCGGATGGTCGTGAGCGTGGTGGCGGGGCAGGCAATCGGACCGGTGATCAGGCACTGGAAAGACCCATCGGTCTGGCCGGTGGCGTCGATCGTGATGTCAGCATTGGCCGCGTAGACATTGCCCGAGGTGTCGGTCGCCGTGCTGCCGGCAGGGATCAGGGTATTGGCGGCGCCAAAGCAGGTTGCGGTGACGACCGTTGCCATCGACGGGATCCGGTCAATGAAGTAAATCCGGCCGATACCGTCCTGGAAGCGGCCGTCGGCATAGTCGGGGTTGACCTGGTTGGTGAGAAGCGCGACCTGCGCGTTCTTGTCCGCGATGATCGCAGCCTCCGACTGGCTCAATTGCCCCTGGGGCGTGTTCAGGCCGGGGTTTACGCCGCCCCCGAACGCCGTGTTGACGTCCGCCTGGACTCCCGCGAGCACCGCGGATTCGTCGGGCAGGACCGGACCGGTGGCCTCCCAGACGATCGGTGGAACATTCGTGCTCAAAACGCGACTCCTTGGGTGTTTCCGACTTCGTCGGTGACCTGGATCTGGCCGGAGAGGGTGCGGTCCTTGAAGGACGTGAAGACGCAACGGGCCTTCACGACACCCGGAACCTTCAGGGCCGCGGCCACGTATTGCGCGCGCACGAATTCAAGCGATGGCCACTGGCCGAGGATTTGCCATTGGGGGATGCCGACCGTGGTATCAAACCAGCATTCGCCCTGGAAGCACTTCACGGCGCTCGCCACGTCTTGCGCGAGGGAATAGGGCTCCGAGGCGACGGCAATATTGCCGCTGGCGTCGAGGACCAAATCCCAGGCCGAGCGATCAAGAAGAAGAGTCTTCATACGGGTGGCCCTGAGGTGCCGCCGCCGGATTGAACGGCGGACGTCAGGTGGTGTATCAGACTGACGCCACCAGCGACGACATCGCCAGAGACCGTGACCGTCGGCGTGGTAATGGTCACGCCTGTACTTGCATTGATTTCGACTTCAGGTGCGGTGAACGAGATCTTCGTCGGCGAGACAATCGCGATGCCGGCGGCGCTGAACTGCACATACTGCGAGGGCGGCGCGGCGCTCATGATCGTGAAGCCGTAGATGCCGTCCGCCATGTCGAAGACGCGCGCGGAGCCCGGAGGGGCAAGGTCAAGAGTTGCGAGAACGCTCGAAATATCCTTTTCCGCGAAGATAGCAGCGCCGAGGTCGCCAGCCTCCGGGTCCATGATGATTCCGTTGGAACCGGCCTGGACGCGCATATACGGCAGGTCGACCAGCCGCGCGCGCGCCGAGACGATGCCCTGGTCCGAAAGCAGTTGGACCATAGGCTGCACGGTGACGCGGCCAATCGGCGAAATTCCGCCTTCATTCGTGCAGGAGATAACCTTAACGGGTATCGCCGTATGGATGCGCTGCATCAACTGCAGGACCAGGCGGATTTGTGCCGCCGAAGGGTCGCTCCAGTCGGCCGGGTCTCCGAACGCGCTCATAGCATGGTCCGATCCAACTCCCGATCGGCCGGGGTTTTCCACAACTCGACGGTCGTGAACCAAGGGCCATTCGGGATGTAGGTAGAAAGCTCGTGGTGGACGCGCGAGACCGTCCAGAAGCCTGCGGCCTTTTTGATCGCCGACTTGAGTTTCACCGCATGGCCGATGAGTATTTGCGGGTTCGCAACCACCTTGACGGTAATGCCATTGGTTGAGAAGGCGGGATAACTGACCAGGCCGGTCTCGGGTGAAATCTGGTGAATCACCCGATCGCCAGATGGACCGGTATTGAGCGGCCAGTAGTCGATGCGGCCGTTGCCGACGACGATCTTTGCCTGCGCCGCCTGTGCCAGAAGCTTGATGCGGTCGCCGAGCGAGCCGTTCAGCACCTGGTTGGTGAGGATGGTGTTCAAGCCATGGTTTTGCGAGGCCATCCCGATCTCGCGTGCGAGATCGTCGATCATCTGCGAGGCAGGAATGCGCCCGGCGTATGTGCGCGCCGGCGTTAGCTTCAGATTTAGGGCGTTGTCCGAGGTCGCGAGAACATCGAACGTAACCTCTGGCATGGCGCCGTAGTTCGCCGAGGCGGAGATGATGCAGCCATCGAAAAATAGGGAAGGCCGGTTGTTTTCGTCGCCCACCAGGACCTGCGAGCGCCAGCGCGGCCGCGTCGGGAGCGTCCCGACCATCGCTTCATAGGGGTTGTACCCGTAGAAGTTCATGTCGGCGTCTCGCATGCCCCAGACCTTCATCGTCAGGTTCTGGTACGCGATACCGCCGCCGCCGAGCGCATCGGACTGCACCATGACACGGTGCTCCGACAGGTCGACCTTCTGGACAGGCTTCGCGTTTTGCGCAGTCGGGACATCATCCAAGAGGATGAAAATCACCTCGATGGTGCGCTTGACGTAGTTCGTGGTCATTCGCCGGCTTCGAGGTAGCAGAGTTGAAAGCGGTCACCGAGGCCGGTGTAGACCGGGTCATCGGCACCCTGGGTGTCCATGAACGTCAGGTCACCGATAAAGGGCAGGTAGGCGTAGCGCACGAGGCGGCAGGCATTGCGGCAAACGATCCAGGCGACGATCGTCACGCCCGCCGCAATGAGCGTCAGGAAAAGGCCTTCGGCTTTTTGCTGCACGGTGATCGTGCAGTTCTGGCCGCCAAGCACGACTTCAAGCGATTGCGAAGGCGTGGGTTCGAGGGGGATCACCTGCATCAGAGGAACCCCGGCGCATAACTGCGCAGCGCCGCGATGCCGCCAGGCAGCAACACAGAGATATTCCCGGACGCCGCGGCTTTGACGCTCGCGAAGGCCGCGCCGAACGCGGAGGGGCCGACGCCAGCCAGCGAGGTCGCCGTGCTCAGTACTTGACTGGCGGTCGTCGGGATTCCGTTCAGCGCGGCGTTGATCACGGTCTTGCCGGCGGATGCCATGCTCTGAATGGTCCCGAGATACGGACCGGCCAGGCTGGTCGCCGCGGCATTAAGCGAACCGTAAACTGCATTCTCGATACCCGACAGGGGCTGGGAAGCGGTGATACCCTGAGGCTGCACATCGCTCGCGCTGGGCGCCGCCGTGTTGAGGTAAGCGGCCACCGCCGTCTGGCGAATCTGCATGAACCCGCAGTCCATGACGATCATTGAGACACCTTCGGAATTCCGGCGCTGGTAGTCGAAATGCTCCAGGCTGCAGCTCGTGTAGACCGCGTCAGGCGTGATGACGGTGAAGAGGTCCGTCGAGTTGACCGCATCCTCCAGGGCCTCAAGGGCGCTGCGGCGCGTGTCCTTCGAATTTCCGAAGAGAAGCGGAATAAACCCAGGATTGCCGCCGCTGACCGCGAATTGCACCGAAACGTCGAACGGGTCATTGACCTTGTTGTAGGCTGCAAAGGTGCCCGTACCGCCGGCCGGCGCCTCTACTGGATGGGTGCCGGATTTCGCCGAGTTCTTGTAGGAGAAGCTGAGAATCGAGTCCGGAATGACCATCGGCTGACCGTCTTCATCGGCGATCATCCAGCGCGTTTGCGCGACTCCGCCGAACAGCGTGCCCAACCCGAAAGAATCGAGCGCTTGCAGCACGGGAGCGGCGAACGACTCGGCCGAGTTGATGGCCGAGCGCACGAGCGCGGGCACGCCCGGCACGGGGGGGATGTCCGGAAATTGGATCAGCGGCATATCAACCTGCAGCGGCAGAGGTCGCGTAGTTCAGAAGGGGCTGCTTTTGGAGGGCGCTTTGCGCATCGCGCGCCATGCCGGCCGCATCCGTGGCCTGGGTGTGGATCACGACTTGGCCAATAGTGGTGTCGATGTTCACGTTTTTGCCGCCGCCACCGGGCCCCTGAAGACTTTGAGCGAGGATCTGTTCGGCAGAAGAGCCGCGCTTGGACATCTCGCCGCTCGTGTCGGCTGGCCGCTCATAGAGCTGCGCGACCAGCGCGCCGGCTTCCTTTGCGGTTTTCGCGCTGCGAAGGCGGTTACCGGCGCCGGCCTCGGAGTTTTTTAACTCCCACGCGACAAATTCCATCTGTTGCTCGAGGGATGAGCCCTTGATATCGCGCCCGAATACCTCTTTGAACTTCGCCTGGCGGTCCGGGTGCCATTGCGCAAGCCCGTAGGCCTGGCCACCATCACCCACGGCGCCGACTTTCAGCCCGCTTTCGGCCTTGAGGTTCGCGACGATCCCGGCGGCCTGCTCGCGGGTGTAGCCCTTGCTCATGAAGAACGCTACGGGGTCGCTGGTGGCGCCCACACCGGCCGCCGCAGCTTGGCCAGTGATTGCTCCGCCTGAGGTGCGGCTACCGGCACCGCCAGCCAGACGGGCCTGAGCCTCTTTGTCGCCGCCGGCGGCCAGGATGTGATCCTTCCACCAGGTGACGCTGCTGCTCAGGCCGCTTTTCTGCTGTTGGATGAACTTGCCGAGGACCCCACCGGTGAGCTTTTGGTCAAGACGATCGATCAGACGCCCGATGTCGTTCATGATCTCGTATAGCTGATGCATGCCCTCGCCGACAGCCTTCGCCGCGGTCGCGAGACCCTGGAAGAATTCACCGATCTCGCCCTTGTGGGATGAAACCCAAGTCGACATGTTGCTGAGCGATTTGGTGGCGTCCTCCACTTGGGGCGTGAACATCACCAGCAAGGTATCGGCGACGCCGGAAAAAGCGTCCTTGACACCCTTCCATGCGGCTTCCGCCTGCTGGGCCTTGCGGCCGCCGGCCTCGGTGGCAGCCGCCGCGGCGTCGGCCTGACGCACGTACTCGGCGAAGTCCGTCTCGCTCAGTTGAATGATCGAGGACAGTCCGGACAGGCCGGCCTGCGCGAGGCGGACCTCTTTTTCCTGCGGAGAGAGGCCTTTCAGGGACTGGCGCAGCTTGCGGATCATCAGGTCCGCATCGTTGACATCGTCGCCGCTCAGACCGAGCTGGGCGAGCGCGCCCTGCGCCTGGGAGCCGCCGTAAGTGCGCTCGCGCGCGACCGCCTGCTGGGCGCCGGAGATCGCGCCGATGACGCCCTCGCGGCTGCCGCCCCATTTGTCGGCCACCATGCCCCATTTCTCCAGGGATCGCATGGAGTTCCCCAGCAACTGGGACTGCCGGTAGAGCGCAGCGTTGCCGCCGATCACGTTGGAGATGAACTCCTTCGCGCCGGCGGCGCCGAGCAACGCCGCGCCGAGCCCGATGACTTCGGTCTTGAGTTTGCCGACCGAATCCAGGGCCTTTTTGTCGGCTTCGCCCTGCTCCTTCCAGCGCGCCTGCTTTTCCTTCTGCTCTTTGCGCTGCTGATCAGCCTGGGCCTTGCGGGACTTCCCGAGATCGGTTTCGGCCTTTTTCGCGCGCTTGACCTGGTCATCGATGTCGTTCGCCATCTTCTCGCCTGCGGCGGACGCTTCTTTCGTGCCCTTTTTGAATTCCTTCGGGTCAAAGCCCAGGGTTACGAAAAGCTGATCAATTACTGTTGCCATCTGTCACCGGCCTTGAGTTGTACGCCCTGACTGAGGCGATTTCCAACAGGTCCCACAAGTCCTCGATGCCGTAAACGGTGTCGAGTTCGTGCAACGTCGCGAGACCCGACTGCACGACGATCGCGATGCAGCGAGGGACGTTTACTGTTTCGAAGAGTCTTTTCCCGCCGCCTGGCCGAGGGGGGAATCGGATTGGCCGGCGGCGCGCAAAAAACCCATGTGCAGTTTCAGCACCTCCACGCGGAGGCGCATGCGGGTCATCGGCTCGAAGATGTCGTCTTCGATGAGCATGCGGACGACATCCGGATTGCGCGGGTCGGGCTGAATCTGGACGCAGTTCCACATCTCGTCCAGCAGCGGCTCCGCTTCTTCGAACGATATCTTCGAGAGCAGGCTGTAGCCAAGGCGCGCCAGGCTTTCCATGCCGCCGGCGAGGTCGGACTCGCTGACTTCGACGCCGGCGCGGCCGAGCGCGAGCATGGCGCGGATCGCCCACTTTTCTGCGCGCGATGCCGGCAGTTCCTCGATGACGAAACACTTGCCGTTGTCGCGACCCTCGTCGCTGACGGTGAAGGTGATTTTTCGCTTCACGCCGTCGCTTCCTCGAGCATGTCTTGGAACATCAGGACGTAGCGCACGTCCTCCAAGGTCTTCTTCGCGGCGGGGAAGGGCGGGTAGGACTTCAGCGTGCCGTTCACCAGAGTGACCTTCATGCTGATCGACGGCACGAGAATGCTGCCGTTGATCGTATAGACCTCGCGCGCGGCTTTGGTGGCGTTCACGAGATCAGCGAAGAATTGCCGGCTCGGCGAGTTCGCCAGCAGCTCAATGGTCAGGGTCTGCAGGTTGAAGATGAAGCCGTAGGCAGCGAGACCATCGGCGCCGATCTTGCCTTCGGCGATTTCGACATCACCGCCATCGAACATCGCGTCGGTGGCGAAGCCCTGGATCGACTGGGGAACCGGGAAGAGGTTGGCGACCGACAGCGTGAGTGCGGAATTCGCGCTGGTAATCGTCTGCGGGTTTGCCATGTGTGGCCTCCAAAAAAGCAAAAGCCCGCGCGCGGCGGGCTATGGGAAAGGGGCGTTCGGTTACTGAACTGCGATGGAGGCCATGTTGATGGCTTCGATGCTGCCGCCGTCGGCGTAGTACAAGGTGATCGGCGGGGAGCCGCGCGCGGCGCGCACTTCGGCCGTGGCCGGCTGAATCTGCAGGACGTATCCCTTGGTGATGATCGTCTGGCTGGCGTCAAAGCCCAGGGCGTACTTGATTTCCGCGATCTGCTCCGCTGACAGCGTGGTGCCCTTGCGGATCGCCCCGAAATTGATGGCCGCGTTGATCGGGTCCAGGCAGGCGGCATCCACGAGGCCGTAGCCGTCGCTGTTGTAGGAGATGCTGCCGACATTCATCAGCAGGGTGATCAGCGACAGTTGGAGGTTCGCGTTCAGCCAGATCTGGTTGAGGAACGTGTCCAGCCAGTCGAACTCGCCGCTGATCTGGCCGGCGTAGGCGAAGTTGAGCTCCTGTTTTGCCGTGGCGTAGGCGCCATAGAAGTTGTAACCGTTGGCCTTGAGGTTGAGCGCCGAGGTCGCATCGGTGACGGAAGGCGCCAGACCGGCCTGGTTGCGGAAGCCCAGGGTGGCACGGCCGTTGAGGCGGTCGAAGTCCAGCGAGGCGGCAAAACCCAGTACGAACGCTGCATGGGTGTAGTCGCCGAAGAACGGCACGCTGCCGGTGCTTTCGGTACTTACGAGGTAGGCGCCCCAGGTGTTCTGCGAGTTCGCGACCTTGGCGTTCGGGTCGGAATCGGCGCCAACGTAGGCATAGCGGTTGTTCTGGCCGCTGACCCACGCGCTGAAGGACTCCTTGCCGGCAAGGTTGGGCTCCCAGGTCGTGGTGAACAAGGCCCAGTTCTGGGTGACCGAGTTGATCAGGTTGTTCAGGAAGGTGTTGGCGTTCGCCGCTTCCGCGCCCTGGGAGACGGTGGCGCCAGCCGCCGCAGTCAGGCCCAAGCCGGTGGCGATCGCGCCGGTGGCAGCGACGGTCATGCTCGACGGAGCCGAGGAAAGGGCTTCGCTGCTAACGGTCTGGCTGGTACCGACCGTGTAAGTGCCAATGCCGCCGGTGCCGGTGCCCAGGGCGGTGATGGTCGTTCCCGCCGTCACGCCGGCGCCGCTGACAACCTGGCCGACACGAATCGTGCCCGAGGTCACCGCGCTGACGGTCAGGACCGTGGTGGCGATTGCGCCGGTGAACACGGCGCCGGTACCGACCGAGAGGGAGTCCAGGATGAACGCGTTCTTGATCGAATCGAAAGTGCAGGTGACAGCCGGCAGGGCGGTTTGGATCGCCGCTGCGGCGGCGCTGAAGCTGCCGATGGCGCCAAGCGCGATGCTGGCGGAGGTCCGAGTCACACCGTCGACAGTCACCGCGATGGTGCCGCTGCCCAGAGCCTGCAGTTGAGCCAGGGTCATCGAGGCCAGAGACGCGCCTTGCAGCCATGCAGCCACGGCGACGGCCGGGTACTGCGCGATATACAGTGCGCCCGGGGTCTTCGTGCAGTTCGTGTAGCCGTTGAAGTAGATGGTCGCCATCGCGGCTTCCACCGAATTGGCGCCATAGAAGCTCTGGACGCTGGGGGCATCAGCGAAGGGCAGCGCGCTCCCGATCGGCGTGTACGTGCTTTGCGAGAGGATCAGGCCATTCAGGTCCACAGCCGAGCCCGCGGCGGAAAGCACTGCGGGGTTGATCCTGATGATCTGACTGACGGGGATGGTCATTGGGACTCCAGAAATGAAAAAGCCGCCCGAAGGCGGCTGTGCAGGAAGGGGAGACCCGCTATTTCAGCGGGTGAAGGCCATTCCACTCGACAGAGGGGAGGTGGCCGTTGATCGGGGTGTTCTTCGTCACCGGGTTGCCCGCGGTTCCGATTTCCAGTTCGTCAGCAAAGTCCTGAGGCACCGAGACGGTGGGCACGACCGAGAGCACGAGATCGAGTTTCCAGCGCTCCAGCCAGTTCTCCTCGCCGGTCACCAGGGGGATCTGCTGGGGGTCGCCGGCATAGCACGGCGCGATGCCGGCGGGGAAGGCGTCTACCGCGTAGCCGTCCCGAAACAGGGTGGACAGGATGTTCGCGTTCGCCTGGGCGTCTTTTCCATAGACGTCCAGTTGGACGCTTACCTCCTGCGTGGCCTGGGCTTTCATCGCCCCCGGGTTCGTGCCCGGATCAACGTAGGTGCGGACATTCGTGCCTTTGCGGGTCATCGTGCCCGAGGTCATGGCGACGAACTGCCCCTGCGGCATCGGCGTCTGGTTCTCCTGGCCACGGACGACCTCCAGCCCGAGCGTCAACACCAGGAAGTCGCCGACGGCCTTCATGACCGTGGACTCCGTGATATCAATAGTTGCCGTCATTGGGCTGCAAGACAACGTGAGCGGAACTCCATCCGCTCCAGTTCATGACCTGATCGAATATCTTCCACGACTTGTCCGCCTCGCCTGGCAGCTCAGGGAAGCTCAGCAGATCGCCGCCCTTCATGTCCGTCCGGACGATGCCGTGCATGTTTCCGTAGATGAAGACCGTGCGCATGATCCCGCTGATGCCGAGGACTTCGGCGCGCCGGAGACCCTCGCCGTCGATCGCCTGGACCTGGGCCTCAAGCACCACGGTTTCGTACTGCGGCGTGCGCGCGTACGCTGCATCCTGGGTGATGACGCCGGTGGCGCGCTTCCAAGTGATCGTCTGATTCGGGTTCGCGCGCCGCGTGGCGGAGTTAGCGAGACCGCGAAGATTCATTTGTCGACCACCAGGTGGATGATGTGTTGCTGCATGAGGCCCGAATCGTTCAGGGGCTTGTCGTCTGCGCCGTAGTTGGTCTTTCCATCTTCAACGCGCTGGGCGGCCTCGCCCACCACCTTGCCGCCGACCTTGAGGTCCGGATTGTTCTTGCGCATGCCGCGCAGCATCACGGTGATGGGCGACAGGGCCGGCGCCGTGATCTCGCTGATCGTCTTCTGAATCTGGCCGGCGGCATCCGCGCCAAGTTGGCCGAGCACGGTTTCCACGTCAGCCTCGCCGGCGATAACCTGCGCTGCGCCATCGGCCAGAGCCTCCCCCCATTCAGCGCTGTGTGCCGCGATGGTCGGGCGGAAAAATGGCCGCGGTGGTATCTTTGCCTCTGGGGCGCCGAATTCTTGAATGGCGGCTACGTAGGCGATAGAGGTGCCGTCCTCGTACAGGCCTTCGAGGACGCCGACTCTTACCTCTTTTTTGCCGAATTCCTCAGCTTTTGCGTCAAATTTCGCGGCAATTCGCTCGATCTGCTTCGACAGACTTTTAAACGTTTCCGCCATGATCGATTTCTCCGACGTACCAAAGGCTGTGCTTGACGAGGAGATTCCCCTCGAGTGCGGCCGCTGTACGTTTCGCTTTTGGCGGCGCATTGACGAGTTCGCGCAGTTGCAGCGCGACACCCTGTTCGCCGAGTGCCCGCGGTGCCAGACAGTCATCGACCTGAACGAGGCGGAGTTCGGTGAGGCGATCCGGCAATTGACGGAAATCCTCGCCCTCGGCAAGACGATGCTTTAGAACTGCGCGCCGCCGGCCCGCCGGAATGCCTGGCGCTCGTTCAAACCGCCAACGTACAGCCCGCCGGCCGCAGCAATGCGCAGCAGCGCCCACAACTGAAGACCGTATTGCGTGCCAGCCAGCCATTGCTGCCACGCGGTCTTCACCGGTGGCGGCGCGATCGTGACGCTGACGCCACCCTCCGTCGCCCCGGTGATGGGGCCGCCGGCGATCTGCGCGCCGCCAGTGCCGGCCGCCGCGCCGGTAAGGCCGGGCGGAGTCGGGTAGGCGAGGATGATCAGGTGCGCGGTCATCAACTGAACCGCCAAGTCGTACCGGGCGCCGTTGAGTGCCCAGCCTTCGGACAGGTATTGCTGGGCAAACCCGTACCAGATCGTGATCAGCTGGTCGGTATAGGCGGATGAATCCGCGAATGCCGGGAACTGCGCACGGAAGGTCGGGATGTCCATCGTTTAGGCGCCTTGGCGGCCGCGCCCTTTCTTGGATGAGGTGTTGTCGGTGACACTGAGCACTTCGGGAGCGCTGGCGTCCTTGTCCTTGTAAGAGGCCGGCGAAAGCGGCTGCGAGCCGCGATCGGTCCCCATCTCGGTCGCGAACTTGTCACCCGACGGCTCGCTATCGGACTTCTCGACCACCAAGTGGCCCGACTTCTCGAAGGACACGAAAGCCGGAATCTTCTGCAGCGCTTCCAACTCTTCGTCGGTAACCGGCGTCACAACACCGTGCGGGGTATGCAGAGCCTTGTCGGCCAGGCCGGCGCCGCCCTTGATGCGGACCGTCTTGAGAATCGGCGGGCTCATGCCGTTACGCGAGTCTTCAGCGCGGATTTCCCCGTAGAGATGAAAGTCTTGCCCGTTGGCGAGCGATGAGATGATGTAATGCATGTTCGTTTCCTTTGAGGATGAAAGGGGCGCGCTATTGCGCAGGCGCGCCCAAGGCTGCGTTGTGGCTTAGATTCCGGACCAGCGGGTCACGGCATACGGGCGCTTCAACATCACGCCCGCCGTGGCGTTCGTGTAGTCCTCGATATAGGACTTGGCCGTCTTGTGGACGCCCAGGGCCTGGAACTTCGAGGGCACCGGCTGCACCCAGACGCGGCTGTCGTCGGTTGCGCTGTCGTTGACCTCTTCCGCGTAGGCGTACATGACGTCAGCACCACCGTTTGCACCGGTGAACTGCGGCGCATTGACGATACGCACGTTCGGGTAGGTCTTGTTGATCCAGTCGATCACCGAATTGCCGAACTGGCTGACCATGGTCAGGTACTGCGCCTTGGCCGTCGGAACCGCCAGGGTGATCGGGGCCTTCATCGGATCGACGACACCCTGCGACTGGCTCTGCAGGGTGGCCAGGGCGGTGCGGATGTCCGCCACGATTTCCAGGAACACCTTGTTCGGCCAGGTGGTCGAAGACGCCGCGCCGGTGGCCACGTTCTGGTAGTTCGGCAGGTTGGGGTCGTTCAGGAAGCCGTAGGTGCGGTTGGCGCCGCTGTTGTAGCCGACGAAGCCGACGAGGTTGCGCTGGATATCCAGGGCCTGGGCCGCGGACGTGCGCTTTTCGGCGGAATCGTTCAGCTTCATTGCGCCGGCGCGGGCTTCTTCCAGGGCACCGACCTGCATACCTTTTTCGAAGCGCACGATCGTGCGGCGATCGAAGTTCACGTTCCAGTCGGCCAGCGGCACGTTGGAGTAGTCGCCGTAGGGCACGGCGTCGCCGTAGTTTTCGACGATGGCTTGCACGACCTCTTCGTCGTGCCAGGCGCCGATGGTGCTGATGCCCACCAGTTCGTCGATCGCGCGGATCGCCATGACGACGCGGACGAAGCCGGGCAGCCATGCCTGCAGGAACTGCACCGGTGTGCCGACGTTGAAGGTGGTGACACCGGTCTGGACGTCGTCCATCGCGTAGGCCATGGCCTCGGCGATGAATTTCGAATCGAAACCGATACCGACTTTCGCCAGCGCGAGATAGTTCTCGACGTTCTTGGCATCCATGGTGATGGCCGACTTCCGCTCGCGCGCGAGCGCCTCGAGTTTGCGGCCACCCAGGTGGGAGTGCTCTTTGGACTTCTGCATTTTCGTTTCTCCAAAAGAAAAAGCCCGCCGAAGCGGGCTTTACTGGGGTGAGTTGGTTTAGGCCGGGGTGGTCAGGCGGGCAACACTCAGGTCACCGCTCACCGTCACCGGGTAGCGGTAGAGCGTCGAGTTCGGGATCAGCGTGTTGCCGTTGCTGGCAGAACCGCCGGGGGCAACCGCCGAGATCTTGCCGCTGGCTGCTTCGTACTGCAGCTGGTCGCCGATGCTGCCGACGCTGGCGAGCGCGATGCAGACATCGCCCATGGTCATGAATTCGCCGTCCTCGTTGTCGAAGATGTAGAACTGCGGCGCGAGGCCGCCGGCGGTCGTGCCCGACAACTTGTAGCGGTTGCTGTGGATCAGGATGCCGGCGAAGACGAACTTGCCGGTACCGGTGATCGTGGTGCTGGAGGCGGTCGAAGCGACCGAGACCTGGTAGGTGCCGGCGCCGCCGGCAGCGCCGGATTGGGTCAGGACCTTGGTGATCACGGTGCCCGCGGTGACGCTGGCGCCGCTGATCGCCATGCCGACGGACAGGGCGCCGGAGCCGACCGCGGTGACGGTGAGCACGGTACCCGCGATCGAGCCGGTGACGGACGCGCCTTGGCTGGGGCAGCCGCCGACGATAGCTTGGCCGGTGGCGGCATTTTTGGTGTACGCGAGGCCGACGCCGTTGTTGTTGCCGCCGAGCGCCAAGTACGAATTGGCGATCAGGGGCTCCGCGCGGGACGGGCCTTCGGTCAAGACCTGGCCGGGTTTGCCGAAGCCCTGCAGGACGTTCACAGTCGATTGGAACATGTCTTTTTCTCCTAATTCAGGTGAGGGGGCTTAGGCGATTTGCGCGTTGAGCCAGTCGGGAGACGCAGCGGCGTCCATCGCGGCGACAGGCGCCTTGGAGTCCGGCGTACGGCCGTGCAGGTAGCCGTTGAGGGTCGCCAGTTCGGCGCCCTTGGCCGGCGTCAGCTTCAGCTTTTTGCAGGCATAACCCGCAACCTCGGCCTCGGTGAGCAGCAGCGAGTGATCGAAGGCGCCGACGAACTTGGAGACACGGTCGTACAGGCCCGTCTTCGCGACGATGGCCGCCTGGGACTCGCGGACGCGCTTTTCGACAGCGGCGTCCATGGCCTTGGCGTCCATCGCGGCCGGGGCGGCTTTGGTGGCTGCGGTTTCGAGCACGGCGCCGTCACCCTTGTTGGTGCCAGCCGGGTCGTCCTTGGCGGGCTTCGGATTCGGATCGCCGGTGCCAGGCATGTCGGTGCTGCCATCAGCCGCGCCGCCCTTGCTTTCGTAGGCGTCCATGCGCGCGCACAACGCGTCGACGGTCTTGCTGAGCTTCGACATCGGGTCGGCATCGCCGGCCATGTCGGGGTCCGCATCGTCGTCATCGCCGGCGACCGGGTCGGCCGCGGCATTGGGGTTCGCCGGATCGGCGCCGCCCTGGGCGCTTTTCAGCATGGCCACGGCCTTGACGAGTGCGTTGAGTTGAGCGACGACGCTTTCCAGCGTCACTTCGCCGGTCGCGCCGCCGCCAGGAGTGGCGCTGGAAGAGATATCCATGTTTTTTACCTCAGAGGATTGAAAGGAAGATGAATCACAGGTGAATACGAAGCGGTCGGCCTGGTCTTGCACCGCCACTTCCGGCCCCATCCGACCCTCGTCAACGAGAGCTAGGTGGTTGCCGCGAATTTCGCGTTGGATGTAGTCGTACGCCTGCCCCTTATAGGTGCCGGGGGTGGCTTCGTATCGGCAGCGGTAGCCGCAGGACAGCTCGCGCTTGCCTTGCTTGTCGATCGCGCTCTTCATCGCCTGGGAGAAGACGCGCAGGTTGCCGTAGAGGACATCGTCTTTGAAGTAGACGTCCTCGCCGATGACGCCCTGGACACCCTTTTTCTCGGGAGGGGTGAGGCCTTCGTCTTCGCTGCCGAGCATGACGTGGTTGTCGATCCACGGGCTGAGCTTGAAGCTGTCGACGGTCTCTTTGCTGCCGAGTTCTTCGGCGGGACGGTAGACCTTGTAGACCGCGTCCTTGTCCGGGGCATCCGGGATCTGGGAGCCCCGGTATTCGAAGACGCCAACCTTGGACAGCGGGTTGTCCGGGATCGTCGCGTAGCCGTTGATGTCGGTGTCGCGCTTGTCCTGCGCGCTGGCCGGCGCGAACTTCGCGATCACGGCCTGCAACTGCTCGGCAACACCAGGATGCAACGGGGCCGGCAGTGCGCCGTAGTCGGCCCAGGCGTACTGCAGGCTCTCTTCGTTCAGGATGGGTGTGAACTCGGAACCCTTGCAGGCAAAGAGCGCGAAGACCCCATCGCCGACGACGGGCGTCAGGTTTTCGGGGAAATGCGCGATCTCCTCATAGCTCTCGCGCGCGGCCGCGACGTCCGGCGATTCGCCGGGCTCGATATGGCCGCCGGGGAATGACCAGGTTTCGGGATAGGCCTTCGTGTCCTTGCCGCGCTGGATCAACAGCACTTTGGAGCCGGTGACGTAGGCGATGCCTGCCGCCACCGGCGATTTCGAGTCCGCGCGATCGAGCGCGATACCCAAGCGCCCCCAGGCCGAGAGCAGACTTTTGGCCTGCCGGGCCTTGGAGCGAGTGCGACGCATGATCAGCCGAAGGTCGCCTGGATATCAGCGATCAACTGGCGCGCGGTCGTGACGAACGACGGCAGGTTGCCGCCGGCCTCGAAGTGCGCGGCCATGCCCATGAACTCGTGCAGTTCCTCGAGCATGGCGCACGACGGATGCGGGCCGCTGTTGACGTCGCCGGTGCCGGAATCATCCAGCGGATCAACAGGCGCCGCCCCAGCGTCGGAAGTAGGTGCCGCGCCGCCGTCCGCCGCATCAGCGCCCTGAGCAGGGGCGTCTACGGTTGCCGAGACCGTGGGGGTGGGGGCGGAAGCGTCTCCCGACGAGGGCGGCGCGGCAGGGGGCGAGGTGGCCGACGCGTTCGCAGCGATCTCGGTGTCCGTGAAAGGCGTGGCGCCGGGCGCGACGTGGTCGTTGTCGATGGGCGGCTGTTCGGCAACGACGACAGCGCCGACAACATAACCGTCCAGCGGCGCGCCGGAAATCGCGGCCCCGGGCTCGATCGCACCGTCGGTAAATGGCACGGTCACGGGCGCGCCTGCGGGCATTTCAGCGCTTTTGTTCTGGTCGTCCATTGGAATTCTCCTTCGGCTTGAAAACTACGGGGCGAGCAATGCAACGGCACCCGGGCAAAGTCCCAGGGATGCCGTAAACAGCAGAGCCGTACATCTCGCCGATATAAGGGGGAGCGTCGTAGCGGAAAATCCCGCCGTTCAGCCCCTTGTGACCGTCGACCGTCTCGTCCGGTCTGGCGGAATGAAGCTTTCGCGCGTGTTCGCCGCGGCGGCCGCTGTGCACCCATTCGAATTCCTGGATACCCAAGGCCTGGCAGCGCTCAGAGTTCACCGCCTGGAAAACCTTGCGGGTCTGGTCGCCGGCGACGAAGCGCGCGCGGCGCGTGGTCATGCCGTACCGATCCTTCATGTACGGCACCAGCGTTTCCAGACCGTCGCCCGATGTGATCGAGCGCATCGTCGCGCCGCCGACGTCGGCCAAGTACTTCTCGGGGATGGTCTTGATCAGCCCAGAGGCTTCGTTCGATGAGGCGGTCACGATCTCGCGGAGCCGGTCGTTCATCAGGCTCGTGTCGATCTTCATGCCCTCGGCAACATCGCGCAGGGAGCCTTTCAGCGAGCGCGCGCTGTGCTTCACCGTGCGCGCGACCATCCGCTTCACCGCCTGATTACCCCATTTGCGGAACATCGGCGTGTACTTGTCGCGGACTTCGTTCAAGATGATCCGCGCGCGCGCCGCAGGGTTGCCGCTGACTGGCAGGGCCGCATCCATGGCGTACCCGGGATGCTCGAAGAGATCACGGAGCCGCTTTTCGGTCTCCTCGTGCATCTTCCGGATCAACGTGATCACGGTATTGCCCAGATCTTCCGCGACGCCCGCCGACGAGACTAGGCTTTTACCCTTGAGCGGCTGGTCCACCGGTAATCCCCAGTTCAGCGGCCGCTGCCACGGCATCTTCATCGAGGCCGAGTTCGCGCAGCATTTCCGCGTCACCGTCGCCGGCGCCCAGGCTGGTGTAGCCGGATTCCTTGTCGGTCGCGAGACGGCGGGTGATGTCCTCGGCCTGGACGGCGCCCATGTTGACGTAGCGCTCGTCGGTCTCTGCCTTTTTCGCATTCAATTCGGCCTGGTCCTTGGCCGACGGCGAATCCGTCGGATTCCAGGTGATCGCGGTCTCGACCTGAAGGTCAGGACATTCCGAGCGCAACACCAGCGCATGATGGCGCTCGATCAGCGGCGTGAGATCGTGCTCCTGCAGGCTTTCGAGTTCCTCGTGGTAATTCTTCTCGTCGAACTCGCCGGTCGCGTCCATTCCCTTGGGGGAGGTGCCGAGCAGCTTGGTCGCCGGTACTTTCGACGCCGCGGCGACGAGCTGGAACTGGTTCATGATCACGTTATCGAGATCGGTCAGCGAGGTCTCGAACTGCTCGAAGGTGTCGCCATCCAAGCCGATGTACGTGCCGTGGTTGTTGGCCAAGGCGTTCATGCGGCCAACACGCTCGGCCACCTGGTCGCCGGCCGCGACCATCGCCTCTTCGGTCGTGGTCATGTACCGCATCCGCTTGGTCATCGCCAGCAGCGGACCCTCGTTTGCCGTCCGTTCCGCCGCGTAGACGCGCTCCATGATCAGTTGTGGCACCGGGAGGCCACCATACAGATATGCGGGTTTCAGGATGTCCGGCACCTCGCTCTGGCGGAAGATCGCCAGATGGGAGCGGTGATACCGCCGCCCGTTGATGCGCCAGTACAACGGATCGTAGAAGTGCTCGGCGTCCGGGTTCGAGACGTTGGTGATCTCCGGCACCGTCCAATACGGATCGACCTGGGTGATGCCCCTGTAGCTGCCAGGAGTCACACCATCGATGTTGAACGGCTTCTCGTAATAGTCCGGGTCCGTCGATTCGACCTTGAAGATTGCGATGCGGATACCGAAAATGCGGCCGAAGCGCACGAATTCCTCGGCGCGCCAGCGGATGTTCATTTTCTTGTCGAACTTCTTCAGCAGCGCCAAGGCTTTGGGGTCGAGCTCACTCCCGTCGACGGTGCCGACTTCGAAGCCGTTTCGGGTGGCATCGCGCGCGGGCACACCGCAGGCCTTTTCGACCAGCCAGTTTTGCGCAAGCAGCGCGCAGATTTGATAGCCGATGAAGCCCTGGCTGGCGTACCACGCCATCTGCGATTCGTTGAACTGGCCCCAGCCGCGGAACGTCGACTTAAGGTTGTCGCCCTGGCCGTCGGCATCATCCTTGGCCGTCCCCGCTTCGATCTTCGGTTGCAGCGCATAGATAGCGCTGAGAACGTCCGCCAGCGGCGCCAGCGGACGGCTCAGGCCGTCGAAGCCGTGCGTGCTGAAGATCGAGCCCTGCTGTTTCGGGGCAGGCTCTTCCTTGTCGCGCCGAAACCAGTTGAACATCAGATATCCTCGAAAATCGATCGCTTGCCCTGCATAAGTTCGGCAAAGGCGCGGGAGAGCGCGTCCACCTGGTCGTCGTACTCTCCGTTCGGGAAGAGCGTCATTTCGTCCTTCAGCGCCTGATTCCAGGGGCCGTTGAGGATCAGCACATTGCCGACGTTGACCTGGGAGGCAAAGGGATCGGCCCGCGTTTCCTTGTCGCCGCTCTCGAGCGAGGACTTGACGCGGTAGCCCGCGAGTTGTTTGGTCAGGTAGTGCACCTGGCCCTTGCCGGCTTGGCCCGGATCCTGGGGGATGCTTTGCACCATGCCCTTGCCGTCTGCCTTGGTGGTGTTCACCAGCAGCTTGTCGCGCGCGTCGGTCACGGCACGGTCGCGCTCGACGTGCCCGATGATGAAGCGGCCGTCTGGCAACTTGCCGAGCTTTCCGCCTACCGTGTAGTCGCCCTTGGTGGAGTCCGCGAAGTCCCAACCGCGCACCCACTTGATCTTGACCGCCGGCAGGACATCGACCGGCACCAGGTTGGCCGGCTTGAACGTTCCACCTGAAGGCGGGGAAGGCCGCTGCCGGTACTGGCCGGAGAACACGTACTGATTGGCCCGCTCCATCCGCTCCAGTACTGGGAGGGAGTGCTTTTCCGGCCACAAGGCCTCGCCGTCGTCCGTAATCGCGGAGAGGCACAGGTGATCCCACGTTTCGCCGTTGCCGCCTGCCTCAGGCTTGCCGTCTTTCCTATCGCCGAGCAGCCAGCCCGCCAGGTCCTTCTCATGCAACCGCTGCATGATCAGGATGATCGGCGTGTCCGGGCTGTTCTTCCGGGACTCCAGCGTGTTCTGGAACCACTCGATGACGCCCTGGCGGATCTTCTCCGACTTGGCCTCATCAGGCTTGTGCGGGTCGTCGATGATCAGCGCGCCGCCGAAGCCGGGTCGGTGCTTGCCCGCCCCGAAGCCGGTGATCGTGCCGCCGGCGCCGGCCGCGTACATCACGCCGCCCTTGGTCGTCTTCCAGTGGCTTTTGGCGTCGGACGCAAGCTCACATTCCGGGAATATTTCCCGGTAGGCTTCGTGCTGGACGATGCTCTGGACGTTCGAGCTGTTCTCGATCGCCAGTGGCGCCGCGTAGCTGGCGTGGATAAATTCCGCGTCCGGCACCTGGCCCATCGACCAGGCAATGAAATTCACGACCGCCAGTTCGGTCTTCGAGTACCGTGGCGGCACGTTGATGATCAGCCGCCTGCACTCGCCGCGGTAGACGCGCATCAGCGCATCGCAGATCAGATGGTGATGAGGGCCACGAATCCAGCGGTATCCCTTCCGCTCCTTGAACATCCAGCGGCTGAAGAAATACAGGTCTTCCTTGGCGAGCTCTGCCGCCGTGAGCCGTTTTTTCGGATCAGTCTCAGACGTCACGTAGGAGTTCCCGCGCGATCTCCCTGAATTCGTCCGTCGTTACATGCGTGCTCTGGATCGGCGCGCCGTTCGGGCCGCTGTGCTCGTGCTTGTGCTTTTCGACCACGCCGCCGAGGTGGCGCATGATCATCTCCCAGGCTTTTTCCTGGGAGTTCGTCTTGACCTCGATGCCTTCCTTCGTGACCTTGACACCCGCGTACAGCGCGCGCGCGCCGGGCGAGAGATTGCGGGTGTCCTTATAGAACGGAGTTCCCACGCCCTCGCCGTTGCATTCCGGGCACTTGGCGTTTGGCGGCTTCCGCGAGTCGAAGTCCACGCCGCCCGCAGGAGGCTTGGCCTCCTTGCCCGCGAGCTTCGCCGCCCATTCGCTGGCGGTCCATTGGTAGGCGAAACCCGCCCCCCAGCAATGCCGGCAGCAGTTACGCCGGAACTCCATGATTTCGTTGACGTCGGCCGTGGCCAGGGCGAACCACTGGCGCAGGACCAGGTCCTGGGTGATGAACGTCCGTTGGGCACGCTCATCCATACGCTGGCGCACGGCCGCGATGATGTCGGGGTCCGACAGCATCAGGCTCGCCATGGTGCGCGCGGTCTTGGCCGAGTAACCCGCGCGCGCGGCCGCCTGGGAGGCGTTCAGATCGACAAGGTACTCGTCGACAAAGCGCAATTGGCGGGCGTTTAACGTGCGGGACATCAGGTCACCTTGGGAGGGACCTCGCGCGACGGCCAACAGGGAACTGCGGGTCGATGCACGAGCATCGGGCAATAAAAAACCCGCAGGGCTCGCGCCGTGCGGGTGATGGACAGAGTTCTAACCCTATCGATTAGCGCCCGATGTTAGCCATTAGATGGCGTATGTCAAGCGATCAAACCGACATTTCGCAATTTCGCTTCGATATCGTGCATAGCACTCTCTTCGAGGCCCGGCGGTAGCTTGCGACCTTTCTTGGATCGGCTGCCGCCAAGGTAGGTGGCGACCTTCCCCGCATGGGCGCCGACGGTGTGGCGATCGATGCCGTGTCGGTTCGCGAGATCCTGCACGGTCGGGCGCTGATCCTTGGGCGCGTACTGCATGAGCACGTACTCCCGGCGGAGCAGATTGTTCGTCGTGCAGCCGGCGAGCGCGGTTTTGCGGATGTGCTCGCTGATGAGCGAGATGGCCTGATTCCACTCCTGGCTGAACTTTGAGCCCGAGCAGCACGAGGACTTGCAGGCGCAGGGAAGCGCCGGCGGCCCGAAGCGAACGAGCAGCAGCGCTTCCTTGAGCGGCCCCAGGCTCGCGATCTCCTGGCGGACCATCCCCGCCTGAGCTGCGCCGTCGAGCCCGACGAGGCCGCGACCCTCGGCATGCGGGGCGTCAGCCATGCGGTTCATCATCGGCCGGTCGTAGGCTCCGCCGGAGAAGCGGAAGGCATAGGTCAGCGCGGCGTGGGCGCTTGGGAAGAGCGCGAGTTCTGTGCCCAGCATGGCGCCCACGTTATTTCCCGCCCTTCGCTTTGGCCTCGAGTTCGGCCACGCGCGCGCGCAGGGTCGTGATCTCCACCATCATCGGGATCTGCTTGTTGTTCGCCTCGTCGCGCTGGCCGATGCAGGCCTGGACGGCGATCTGCTCCGGCGTCGGTTTCGGTGCGTCCTGGGCGAACGCTGGAGCGGCCAACAGAGCAGCCCCGAGAATGAGAAATCGCATGATGGAACCTCAGTTGTTGTAGTAAGGAACCTTGACTTGCGTCCCGGCGACGTTGATAATCACATAGCCGGTAGGTAAGGCAGGCAACGCGGATGCGCCGCCAGCAGCGCCGACCGTGGTTGCCACTGTGCCGCCGAATCCGATTTGACCGGCAGCTACAGTCGGTGCAGCAGCCGTGTATACGCCACCTGCCGCGATCCAGCTTCCAAAACTTCCAGCAGTGCCGATATTGAATTCGACCCAGTTTGCTTTGTTGCGGGCTAGGCCGGTGTCTTTTGTGCCGGTAACGTTCGCTGTCGAATCCCAAGAAAGGATTCCCGCAGACGCAAAAAGTTGTGAACCACTATTTTGCTGCCAAGCAACGCCACCCGAAGTATTTAGAACACTTAATGCTCCGGATTGCGTTCCTCCGCCGAGTGATAAGGCCGCTGTTTTATCGACACTAAAATAGCTAGTGCCGCCAACCTGCGCATCGAACAACAGCGACCCCGCCGCACTCGCCGTACTCGTGACGTTAATTTTCGCCGCAGTAAACGCCACCGCCCCATTGTTCCAAATCTGTCTAACATCAATCGCCGGAGCGCTTGCAGTGATCGCAGTACCGGAGCCGAGGAAAGCGGAGGACCACCGAAAACCAGATGTTCCGTTGCTCGTGGCCCCATCATTTTCCGGGCGAATGGCAGCACGGCTGGCGTCGAGCGTGACACCAGAAGCAGCGTTGCTGGAGCCTTGAGGTCTTAGGAATATTAATCCCGAACCCCCACCTGCCGTAGTCGAAATAAGCGTCTGCGTAGTTCCGTTATACATCAACAAGGCATTTGACGTACTCGGCGTTACACCTGTTGCGGTGATGCCCCCAAATCCCGACGAACCCAAATTACCCGCAGCCACCCCCGCAGCCGTGGTAGTGCCGGAGCCTACAGTAAATAATCCCGGCACCAGCGACGCCACCGTCACCGCCGTATTCTGCGCCGTCCCCGCCGCGTTCCCGGCGTAGTTGGAGGTCCATTGGATACCACCACCGGCAGCGCTGCCGGTACTGAGGGATAGTTGATGCGTGGTGAGAGCGCCTGCGGTGTTGGAGGTGCCGGCGACTACGGATTGAACGGAGAGGGTTTGAGCGACGGGGGAGGAAGCATCTTGTCCACCCAAAACCGTCTTCAGCGCGAAAATATTCAAATTTCCGCTCGCTGTATTAATCGTGGCACCTGCCGTTATGTTGACGTCCGTGCCCGACCCGGCGCCAAAGTTCAGGAAGCCACGATTGCCAGCACCAAATTTTCCGGTTATCTGCGATCCTGAAAGTACAAGTGAACTCGTTCCGTTATCAGCCGTCAGATTGGGCACCGACAAAACGCCCGCGCTCCACGTCGAAGGGTTCACCGTTGCAATACCTGCCGGGCCTGTCGCATAGACAAGCTGATTGGTGACCATCGCACCGCCGGTGCTTACCGTGCCGGAGCCGCTTCCGCCACTACTCGATGGCGTGTCGAGGATGTTGTACTTGTTTGTCTGCGCGGCCGCCGTCGAGATGAACAGCCAAAGCGTGAGTGCAAGTAGTTTGTGCATATCAGTAGTTCTCGTTCAGGCCGACGGAGAGCGTCATGCTCGGGGTCGCGGCGCCAACGAGCTGGACGCGCCACTGCTTGGGAATGAAGTCCGTCGCCGCGCCATTCGGGATTTGCGCGCCGTTCGGGTAGACCTTGAGTACGGTCGTTCCGGTTGCAGAGATCGCCGTGCCCACCAGGACGTCGTA